AGCGTGCGCGTGCCGGTATTAGTTGATCCCGCCTGCCTCAGCGTATCCGTTGTGATACTAATAGTGAGGGTAGATGAACCGCTGTTAGCAATCGCGATTGTCGTCCCAACCGGGAAGGCTGTACCCGAGTTAGCAGGTATGGTGATATTTGACGCGGTGTAGATGTGTTTGCCAGCATCGGCCAAAGCTAGCGTCGTATTAGTGCTTTGCGGGAGGCCGCGATAACCGAGAGAGTCGGCAGCAATTGTACCGGATGCAGAGATCAATACACTTTGGTTGAGCGCCGTGATGTCGGTGTTCGCACCAGAAGCGGCTGCGCCTAGTGCGGTGAGAGCAGATGCCGCACCCGTAGCACCAGTACCACCAGCCGTGATGGGAAGCGCGCCCGCCGCGAGAACATTGGCGCTCGTAGAGTAAATGGCGTTATTGGCCGCAGTGAAAGTCGTAAGGGCGGTACCACCTTGGGCTACGCTGAGTGCGGTCGTGAGGCCCGTAAGCGAAGTGATATCGTTGTTAGCCCCCGAAGCAGCGGCACTAAGTGCAGTACGTGCGGTAGCGGCGGTGTTCGCACCAGTACCGCCAGAAGTGACAGGAAGCGCGGAAGCGAGTGTCAGCGATGTCAGGTGAGTAACGACGTCCTTGACGTTCGTGCCGTCATTGAACACCCACATCGTCTTGCCCGTCGGAACCGCAATACCGGTGCCAGTGGCGTTCTTTACCGTGACCGTGCCGTCAGTGCCGTTGTTGACAATATATGCTTTTTCGATGGCTGGCACGACGAGGTTATAACCCGCAGTGGCGGTACCCGTCAGGTTAAGGCGCAGGTTGCGCGCAGTCTGCGTAGCGTTGGTGTCCGTAAGCGTAAGCGTCACGTTAGCGCTGGAGAAGGCAACGTCTGCCGAGCCCGTGATGGCTTCCTCAATAGCAGTACCGAGGTTAACGTTAGTAACATTGCCCCAAGTCGTCGAGTTCTCACCCGTTGCCATCAACTGGACTTTGAGGTTGCTATATGTACTAGCCATCTTCGTTCCTTACGTTGGGATTTGAACCCAAGTCACTGTGTTGCCGTCTACAACTTGCACCCAGTTTTCGGTCTGTGAATCGTCAATAGACTGCCAGTTTGGGACTTGGTTGTTATTAACTGGGCTCCAGACAAGGACGCTAGATACCAGACCGAGCGCTTGCACGCCAGTGAGATATGCCATCGCCCTTATAGATGCGGTAATAGTTACGGTACCGAGGGTGCCGGAGGCGCTTACCCCAGTGAGGGTTACGCTGACTGCCCCGCTACTAGCCATAGGGGTTGCGGCAAAGGGGGTATCGGCAAAAGGAGAGAAACCGAACATATACCCTCTCCTTTCCTTCCAGTGTTAGGGAGCTTTAGGGCAGTCGCTTTCGCAGACACACACCCATACAGAGTTATGGTCCTCGACCTGCTTTACCGTATCTTGAGTATCTTTAATAGCATCGTAAGTGATTGGCTTGGCGATACGGCAATAGTCACTTACTACGGGAGCGGTCGAAGCGGTTACGCAAGCGCTCGTCACGGACAGGATCGGGAACAGCAAGAGCGGCCTCGCCCAGTTCCACTTGCCGGTTGATCTCATCGTTCGCCTCCTTAATAGCCTGCTGACGCCCCTGTTCTTTAAGTTTACTATCCCGGAACAGGCCGAATAGCTTGTCCAGAAAACCAAACAGGGACGCCAGTAGGCGGATCATCAGGCTTTCTTTTCGGACACAAAGACAGCAACGAGCCCTGCAGCGGCAGCTACAAATGTGGTAACCGCCGTGTAGAGTGGGGCCGAAATACCTACTGCAAGCGCAAGGCCAGCGAAGCCCGCGTACGTCGAAGGTTCCTTGAGCCGGGTCACAATTGCGTTCAACATAATCAATCTCCTGTTTCAGCAAGCCAGCTATCGACATCGAAGCTGGGGCACGCTTTCTTGACGCCCGGCCAGTCGCGGTGCCCGCGAATGAGAATGCCGGGATAGTGCTCCTTGTACGTCCGAATGAGCGTGAGGAGCGACTTCTTCTGCGCGGGGGTGCGCGTATCCTTGGGGTTCAGGTTCTTGTCTACGCCGCCGATATAGCAGATGCCGATGTTGCCCGTGTTATTGCCGCCGACGTGCGCGCCCTTCTGATCGTCGCGCAAAGTGCGGTGAGCAGAACCATCAAGCTCAACAACCCAGTGGTAGCTGGTCTGGCCGAACTTGGCTTTGTCCCACTGCGTGATTTGCTCGTGCGTCACGTGGCGTCCCTCTGGCGTTGCCGCGCAGTGGACGGTAAGAAATTTTACGGGGCCTAGCTGGGGCATTACGCAATCCTGATGATAGCCGTCGTGTTCGTGGCTGCCGGGAAAATAATCGTAAAGTCGCCTGCCGTCGAAGTCTTGTCCGAGCCAAAATCCAGTACAGCTACAGCAGCGTTAGTCAGTGTAGTATTAGCCGTACCATTAGCCGAAGGCGTGGTGTTGTAGATTAGCGCACCGCGCGCAGTCACCGTCGCGTTGCTAAACGTCAGGTTGCTAAACGTCGTGTACCCGGTGCCAGCAGAGGTCGAAGTATTCGAAGCCGTCACACCACCGTTGGTGAGCGCAGCACCGCCAGCCGTGTAGTTCGTGCCAGTGACTTCGTTGGTAGCACTATATGCCGTCGTGTTAGCATCAATCGTAGCCGACGAAGTGTACATCGCCAGCTTGAACGTATCGCCACCTGTATTGCGAAAATCATGCACAGCAAGAAGGATTTCTGCCTTGAAGCTGGTGCACATTGCCTGAGTGATAGCCATCGTAGGTCTCCTATGCGTCTATAAGTTTAACGAGTTCTGGAAACCCCGCTTGGGTAAACTTATTCGCTAGGGTTACATTGCGTGAGCGCATGGCTTCGCGCATGAAATAGATAAGTACCTCACGCAGGTTGTCGCGGAATGCGTGGGCTTGGTCTGCGATTACCGGAGGTGCATTATCTCCCACGTTAATAATCTGGTTGAGCGCGCGTTCGGCAAGCTCTTCCGCAGAGAAGCCACGACCGCTAGTGGTCATAACCTGCACGGTACCAATAGCAGTTTCAAGTTCAGCAAACATCATATCACCTTACCGGGTAGCGGATTTGCGGCGTCCGATACATATCCTGTCGATTCTTCCCTTCGCTCAGTTCCTTAAGGAGTGCGAGCGCTTCGTCGTAGCGCTTCTGATATCCAGCGATGACATCCTGCTCGCCCTTCATGAAAGTATAGGCTTCTAGCAGAGAACCATACAGTAGGACAGAGTCGAAATTATCACCAAGCCAAGAAGTACCCGCAGTAACGATTGACTGAGGATAATAGAAGTAGTTGATCTTCAGGCTGTACGCCGCATCGGGCGTAGGCCCCAACAGAAAAGTGTTCTGGTTATTATAGGTATAGTGAGTAGGCAGACCGGTACTTGTAGGCGTTGGGAACGCCTCCCGAATAAAACTAGCATCTTTGTTGAGCAAGTAGGAATACTCACCACTGCCGTTTACAACGGCTAGAGAAAAGTTAGCCAGCCAATCAGAAGGGGCAGCCACCGTAGATGTACCCGATACACAAGCTAACGTACCGTCTTTACGGAAAGCAAGCAACTGGACTGAGTTAAAGACGCGCTGCTCAGCTTCTTGGATGAAGGTATTGATCTGCTGCGTAGACGTCAGCCCGCCAGCCCCCGGATACGAACCTGACGTATCTGGGAAACTATTTTCAGTATACGCTTGGATAGTAGATACAAGAGTAGCGTAGTTCATTAGACTTAGCCCATCTTCGTGCTGCTGCTATTCCCGCGAGTGGTGTTCTTGGTCCCGCGCGTACGCAATGTCTGAGTGTTGGCGATCTTGTTAGGGTAGCCGTTGTTGCCAAGGCTAATGTCCGCACCACCGCTCATGGTGTGCGGCTTGGCGTAAACGCTGGCAGGGCCAACTTCGTTACCGCCCTTTTTCATGCTGAACTTAGCCATAAATCACTCCTATCTATATCCAGCTAGTATTACATCCAATCCACGGCCCGCGCCAGCCCATTAGCGTAATCTTGGTGTCCGGGGTCATAAAAGTGTGTCCCATCGGCATACCAGCCGGGTTCCGTACCTTTTGTCCCATTAGACAACCCAATATTTGCGTAGGAAACCATCCGCGCCTGCATGTCGTAATATGGAAGCCCCTTGGACGTAGCGTAGTTGCGTATAAAATTCTGCCATGATATTTGTTGGTCTTG